AAATCCAGTGCGGGAGGCCATCGGACGGACGATGACGAGTTCGGGGGCGATGAGGTTGGGGAGCGCGACCTGGGTGATGTCCAAGGTGAACTTCTTGAAGGTGCCCATGTCACCCAACTGGGTTCCAGTCGAGTTGGCGAAGGACTCCCTGAAGAGGGTGTTCGCGTTGGAGATTAACTGAGCGGTGGCGTTCTTTAGGTTCTCGGGAAGGGTGGCGCCGTTGTGGGCCTTGGCGTAAGCCGCCTCGGTGAGGCTTAGGCGCTTGGCGTAGGCTTCCGTGAGTTGTTTGGCGTTTAGTTTCACGTTTTTTCTCCTGTTGATATGTGTGATGTGAAATGTTTTTCCTGAAGGGTCAATCGAGGCCCGCGATGCGCAACGAGTGCTCGTCGATGTCGTCGTCGTAATACGACGGGGTCGGCTTGGCGGTCGGCATCTTGGATTCCTTGATTCTTACGGTGGCGTTCCCGTCCAGGCGGAAAGGCAACCTGCTGAGGTTGAGCGAGTACTCGCTTAGGGACTCGCACACGTCCTCCACGTCCTGCAACGTGTAGGATTCGCCGAGGCGCGACCTGATGTCGTTCTCGGACACGCCCAACTGGACGGCTTTGGTCGAGATTAGGCTCGACATGGTGTCGTTCGCCATCTTCCTGTAACCCTCAGCGAGTTTGGAAGATTTGTCCAGGCGTGATTTCAATTCGGCTATTTCCTTCGCGGACCTGGCGCCAGCCTTGCGCGCCGATTCCTCCAGTGAGCGTACCTTCTGCTCGTTGGCCTCTTTGGATTCCTTGAGTTCCCTCCTCAGTCTCCCGAGTTCGTCGGACCCGCGTTTCGCGGATTCGCGCAGGGAACGGTTCTCGTCGTCCATCCTTGCCTTGCTTTCGGCGGTCACCTTCGTGAGCATGTTGATGCTCTCGGTCTTGCGTTTCAGTTCCTCCTCTAGTGAGGCTATCCTCTTGGCCGATTCCTTGGAACCCTCGGACAGTTTGGTGAGTCGCACGATTGTGCCCTTGCACCTTCCGTTCTCCTCCTCGAGTTTGCCCACCTTAGCATCGCTGACTGCAAGGCTCTCCCGAAGCGATTTGACGGTCGCCTCCAATTCCGCTTTGGCCTTGAGCGCCTCCTGGAGTCCCTTAATCAACGCGTCGGTCCCGTCATCCACGGCTTCCTTGCTTTCCTTTTCGGACCCTTCGGATTCGCTTTCCTTTATATCCTCCGCCTCGACGGCGTCTGATACCTTCTCTTCTTCGACGACGTCGATGCCCACGTTCCTGAGCGCCTCCGTCATCATCTTCTTGTCCTCCTCCGAGGACGATTTGAGGCTTTCCCTCAACGCGACGTTGAGGTCGGCCTTCTCCTTTTCCAGACCCTCGGTGACGGCCAGCCTGGCCTTCTTGAGGGCGGGTGTCTGGACTATGTCCCACGTTTCCAGGAAGAACGTCTCGGGGTCGACTTCGGACTCGCCGTCGTAACCCTCTATGACGTCACCCGTGCCACGGGAACTGATGCCAGGCTGGAACCCGTAGTCGATTAGGGTGTTTAGCAACCTTCCGACTGGGGTGTCCAGTACGTCGACCACCGCGTATAGGTCGCCGTCGATTATCTTGGGCATCTCGGGGATGCACGCGCAGGCGCAGTTCATGTCGGTCTCGTCCCTGTCGGGGTGGCCGAGTTCCAGGAACAGGCTCTTCGTGTCAATCTTCTCCTTGAAGATGTCGTCGTTGAGCGCCTTCTCCCAGAGTTCGCGGTTGTACTTCCTGCCGTTCCTCGTGCCTTCCTTGCAGGACGCGATGGGCCCAGTCAGCCTTTTCAGGATGTGGCGGGCCTGCTTTTCCTCCTCGGAAAGGGGCTGTACCTTCAGAGTCTCCATTATGGTCTCGTTCGTCATTTCCTAACCTCTTTTTTGCACGAAAGAACGACGCCGTGCGCGCGTCTCACCGAATTTAGCATTGGCGCGTGGCGGAAAAGCGGTTTCATTCGCCCAATTCCCTTCTTCCGTTCACGTATTCGAACGCCATGAGGTCGGCGCGTATCAGCCTGAGCATCCTCATGGCCGACGTGACGTCGAATCCGTCGTAGTAGCGTTTCAGGACGTCGGACACCTCCTCGGCCCTCACGTGCTTGAAGAACTGAATCCTCGTCTCCTCGGACACCTTCCTCCCGAAGAGGAACGCCTGCAGGAGGAACGCGTGGAGCGTGGTCAATATCTCGTTGGCGTCGTCCGTTTCCGACACGATGTTCTTGTAGAGCGGACTGCGCTTCTCGTTGTGGTTCTTGCGCAGGTGCTCGTAGAACGACACGACGTCTAGTTGGCGCCGTTCGTTCACGTGTTTGAGGGCCTTGAGGGAAACTGTCTGTTTCCCGACGGCCTCCCTTATGAGGGGCAACGCCTCGGCGTCGCCGTCGTCCTGCAATTCCGTGAGCAGTAGAATCAAATCGTTGTTTGTAAGCATTTATAGGAATCTCCCAATGGTGTCAGTAGTCTTATATCTCGCCGAGCATCGAGACGCCGAGTTCGTCGGGCGAAGGGAGGTAACTGTCCTCCTCTGGCTCGTTCCCGAACGTCGGTTCGCTCGGTTCCTCCGCTGGGGCGGATGGCGGGGTCGGAGGGGTCGCCATCGACGGGCGCTCCCTCTCTATGTTAATCTCGGTCTTCGGCGCCTCACCCTTGCCTTCGCTCGGTTCCCCGTCGTCGCCCTCGGACGCCTTGTTCGCCTCGGCCTCCTTGGCCTCGATGTATTCGTCGAGGATGGACACGACCTCGTTGTCCGTGAGGGTCTGGGACAGAAGCGTCTTCATGACCTTGAGTTTGACCACGTCGTCTTCCACGACCTGCCCGACTTGGCTCATCACGTCGTTCACGACGCCCATCCTGTTGCGCATGTTCTCGCGCCTGTCTATCTCCTCTTGGGTGAGGGGCGGTTGCATCTTGATGGTGAACTTGCCGATGCTACCTCCCTGCCCCTTGTCTATGAGGAACAGGTTGACCATGTCCGTCATCAACTGGCAGAACGTGTTCTGGTATTTCTTGACGTTCTTGCCGTACCTCGACGATATGATGGCCAGCGACGAACCGCCGTTGAACCCAGCGCCGTCGTCGGTGAACGAGAAGAACTGCTTCGGGATTCCGACGTCCCCGTAGAACTTGTTGACGAAGTAATCCAGGTCCGTCAGTTGCTTCGGGTCGTATTCCCCGCCCATGTCCTGGGACGATATGACGCCCTGACCGCCGTGGGTCGGGACGAATATGGTGTTCTCCATCGGGCCAGGGTTGTTGTACTCTTGGATTCCGTTGTTCAGGGACATGGCCGTCTTCTGCTCGATGTTCGCCTTGAGCCTTTGGAGGTACGGGGCGACCTGCTCCGCGGGCATGTTGCCGACCTCGACCTGCATTATCCTAACGAGGCTGGACCTCGTGGCCCTGTTGACTATCAGGCTGTCCTCGATGAGTGACAACTGCCTCCAGACCTTGAACAGGTTGTATAGGAACGATTGGCCCTTCTTGACCGTGTAGTCCTTAGAGTTGGAATCGTTCTTGTAGTCGTCCTCGTTCAGGAATATGCTGACCTCCTCGGGACTGCGCATCGTGTTCGCGTCGGCGAGGCTGGCGTGGACGAAGTCGGTCGGGCCGTAAACGTTCACGTCGGACCTCTTTATCTTGTAGGTGAGCATCCTGTACGTGGGGGACACGTCCTTTATCATGTTCTGTATGGACGTTGGGGCCTGCACGAACAGGACGGTTTTGCCCATCTTCGTGAGGTCGAACATCTCGCCAGGGTTCGGCACCATCTCCACGTAATGGACGTAGTGGTCGCCAGCCGAATGGACCATGGCGTTCACGTCCTCGTTGAGCCTTCCGTCGGAGCCCGCGTCGTCCGCCTCGACGTCGGAGCGCCTGTACATCTTGAGGTATAGGTCCCCGTATTTGATGAGGGAGTAAATCCATTCGTACGCGTGTTTGTCGACGTTCACGGAGTCCAGTATGTAGTTGACCGTCTTGGCCAGGTCTGGGTCCGAACTCTCGCACCACACGACCTTACCGTCGTCGTTGGTCTCGACGCAGTCGGAGGCGTACACGTCCAAAACGGCGGACACCCTGTCGTCGAGCGCCATCGAGTCTATGAAGTTGTATATGTATTCGCGCGATTGCGCGGTTGAATTGAACGACTCCAACGCTGGGGTGTCGAGGTTACCGTTCTCGGCAGCGTCGAGCAGTTTCAGCATGTGCTGGCCTTCCAAATCGACGCCTATCTCTGGCTTCTCGGTCGGCACTGGCCTGGCTTTCTTGCCTACGAGTTTGTTGCTCTTCTTCTCATTCGCCATGCTTTTTTTCCTTTCTCCATCAATATAATTTCGCACCGTTCGGTCATATTATGATTCCCATCAGGCTGTACATCTCCTGCTGGGCCCTTAGTCTCTCGTCCGCATTCCTGTCGTCCTGCTTTTTCGGGCCCCACGGCGCGGAATCCGCGTACGCCCTCTTCAGTTCGTCCTCGAACGCGACGGTAATCTGCTTCTTGTCGGATTTGTTCACGTCCTCGTTCACGTCCAGCATCGCCTTCATGTTCTCGCCGTACTCATACGCGTATTCGTCGGCGTGCTTCGACGCGTTCCACAGGGCGCCAGTGACGGCGTCTATCGCGTCCTTACTGCCCTGCGTGCCCTGCTCGGGGTGCTCTATGTGCCCGTCGCCTTCCCTTTCCAGCCCCAACACCTCGTCGGTGAGGAAGTCGCAGTCTGAGTAAACGTCCATCCTGCGCTCGTATATGGTGGATTTGAGGTAAGCGTACTGGAGTTGCGTCTTCGTCTCGGAATCCAATCGGTCCATGGATATGGTCTTCACGTCGAACCCGTCGGCGGTGAGTTGCTGTTGTATCTGCGCCGCTTGGTAGGTGTCGCTGGACACGCCCTTGACGTTGAATCCCTTGGCCCTGAGCCAACGGATGAACTCCCTGTTCTTGTCGAACGAGATTTCGTATCCCTTCGGCGCCTTGACGGATACCGAGAACGCGACCCTGTAGAACATGTCCCTAGACGAGTCCACCCCAGGCTTCGACGGCCTCTTGCCCATTATGTACACGCCAGCGATGCCCGTCTTGTCGTTGCTTTTGGACATGTCGAGGTGCACGTACATAGGGAGGCCTAGCATGTTGGGCTCGACGCGCGACATGTCGAAGAAGTCGCCGTATTGAGCCAAGTCGTCCTTGGCGGTGCCGACCTCTATGATTTCCTTGGTGAACGGGTTCTTGTACGCGTCCGTCTTTATCTCGTTCCAGCGTATACCGCTTATGTATTTGACGGAGGATTGCGTCGCTATGCCAGCGATGTCGTTCAGCGAGCCGTCGAGGTCGTCGTCGAACTTCTCCCTGTACCCTATCGGGACGTCTATTATCCTGTAGCCCCTGGCCTTGTATTCGTCTATGAGTTGCTTCGGGCACCCCACGGGCAGGAGTTCGTTGGCGAGGAACTTGTTGCCTATCGCCACCTGGAACTTGACCTTGCTGTCCTTACGGCTGTCGACGACCCACTGCGGTTCGTCGACTATGAGCGTGGTCTTCGACTCGTTCTTCCTCTTGGTCTCTATGTAATCCTCAAGGAAGGACTGCTCGCTGTTCTTCGAGGACGCGATGACGTTTATGGTTGGGAGGTACGTCTCCCCGTTCTTGTCCCTTTGGAAACGGGAGCGCATACGGGCGTCTATCTGCGATATTAGCGTTTTCTGCTTCTTCTTCAGTTTCTCCACGTCGTTGGTGAGGCCGAAATTGACCTCATCGGTGAAATTCGCGAAAACGCAGTTGTGCGAGCACACGGCCCCAGAATTTGTCTTTACTAGGAAGTTGTTGTGTGGGTACGCGTCCACCACGTCGTACATGACCTTCGGGTCGGAAGACCACGAGCGGAGTATCGACTTGACCCTAATGCCTTTGTCGCCGAACAATTCGTCTCCCCGCTTCAGGTCCTTGGCCTCCGCATAAGCGCCGTCCGCCATCATGAATCTGTGTTCTGGCGTGCATTCTATGACCGTTTCGTCTTCCAATGTCAATATGAATTGCTCGGACGTCATGACCGTCGGCAAAACCGTGCACTCATCGCTCAGCACGCGGTTGCCTTCGTCGTCTATGGATACCACCTTGATGTTTTTGCCGACCAATTCGTTGAGCGTGTGCTCCCCGTCTTCCGTCAATATAACCGTGTTCCCATCCAAGCAACGACCGATGACTTGGTTGTTGCTGGACGCGGTTATCACCTCGATGTGCTTCTCTGGTTTGTACATCAGGTTCTCTATGCCTACCATCTTGCCGTGCGACATGAACCATTCGCTGGAAAGTATCAGTTGGTTCATCTTGTCCAAGGCGACGCCCTTCGCGTTCTCTATTGTTATGTTCATAAGCGAGATGCTTATCTTGTCTATCGGTTGCATCCCATAGTAAAGGTATGGGTCCTTAAGGCAGAGGAGCCTGTAAAGCATGTAGAGCAGTATTATGACGGCTATCGTCGACTTGCCCAAGCCGATGGCGCCCGTGAAAACGACCGTGTTGTATTTGGTCGTGGTGTTCGTCGGGAAGATGTCCTTGAGAGTCTCCACCCAATATGGGAATATGGTGAACCTCCCGTCTTGGTCCGTGAGGCCGTTCCCGAGGAACCTTCTTTCGTGCAAAAACTCCTCTATGCCGACGGGTATCTCCGAATAGTCCTCGTAAAGCAGTTCGTCGTACGTCTTGGATGAACCGTCCTTGGCGAACTCGCCGAGTATGGAAAAAGCCAACTCGCGCTCTTCGTCGCTGAGCCCATTCAAAGTGTCCTTGTTGAATTCAGTGTCCAAGAAATCTTCTCCAAACGCCTATCTACGGTAATTTAGCAAAAGAAAACCACCCGATTGGGTGGCGTTCATGGTTCGCTCGCGGTTATTTTCCTTGCTTTCTGAGTTGGCAGTAGATTTCCATCGCCCTCGCTGCGACCTTCTTGGTGAGGTTCCTCGCCTTGAGTTCGGCCTTGGCTTGTTCGATGGCCTTGTCGATGTCGTTTCCGATTTTGTCGAAGTCTTTCATAGTTGGTTCTCCTTACCTTTAGAAGCACTCGGTGTCGATAAGGTTTTGAAGTCTGTCGAACTCCTTATCCTTTTCGATGAAGAACGGGTCTTTCGATAACTTTTTATCGCTCGCGACTTCGTAGGCGCTTTTACCGAAATGCTCCTCGATTTCCTTGATGATTCGTTGTTGTTTTTCAAGTAAGGTTTCCATGTCCGTTTCTCCTTTTGACGCGTATATTGTAACACGTATGTCGTATTTCGTCAATAGGAAAACGAACGAATTTCATTCGCCTTATGACGGAGGACTTGCCTTATCCTTACCCAGCCTTCGCGTGTGGCGACCGTCAGTCGATGCAACCGTATTCCTCGCGGAACGCTTCGTAGGCGTCTTCCTCGTAGATGTCCTTCACCATGTCGGCGAAGCGCGGGTCGCGGTCGATTGCGTCGGTATGAATCAGTTCGGACTCGATGCAACGCTCGATTGCGGACGCGCAACCGCGGATGTATTCCTTGTCGGCCCTAGGGTCGATGCGGATGACGCGCCACATGATATAGGCTACGTAGTCCTCCGTTTTCGGCTCGACGTAGTAATCGAAGTATTCCTCGAGTTCCACTTCCTCGTAGTGTGGCTCGTACCATCCGTTCCCGATGTGCGTGCTCGCACTAGCCTCGGCTTCTTGGATTCCGCGGAATAGATATGTCAGCATCATGTTTTCGTCCTCCTATTTCATCGAAGCGAGGGTCTGCTCGTAGGCGCGCTTGGGCAACTTCCTGCCCATGACGTATCCGTAAGGGAGTTTTTTTGAGTTCTCGGATTCGATTCTCTTGACCTCGACCAGGTGCTCTCCGACGGGTCCCCGTTCCTTTCTGTAGATGGTCAGGGTGCCGAGGAACCCGACCTTGGCGACGTACCCGTCCCTTATGTCCTTGTTGAGTTCGTCCTCGAGTTCGCGGGCCAAGACGACGTGCTTGGCGTTTTTGTTAGAATCGTTGATGACAGCCCTCGAAACCTCGCCCAGGTTCCAGTTGAGTTCGAGTTCCGCCTTGGTGATGGCGTTCAGCCTATCCATGATTTCGTTCGGTTCCATTTCCGTTCCCCCCCTATCAGTAAGCGCAGGTCCAGCGCCAATCCTCTGGCGTGGAGGAGCCGTCTTCCGCGACGTTCCATTTCTGGGACGCGACCTCATCGCCGTTGCCGTCGCGGATGGAGATTTCCCCGTCGTATGTGAGGATGAGGTTCCTGGCGAACCCCTCCGCGTATTCAATCGCGCCCTCGACGGTGCCGAAGTACCCGACTTCCCTTTCGTTGAAGTAGTTGATGACGAACTTTTCCATGTTTGTTTCTCCTTATCTGGCGTATGTGAAGCCAATCTTGGCGGGGTTGACTTCGTTGATTCTCTTGACTTCGACGTGGAAGCGATGGGCGGTTTCCCAATCCGAACGGATTCCAAGTCGGTCGACGTTGTCGAATTGCTTGCGGGGGTCTTTCGCGTTTTTGGCAGTTAGGTAGGTAACGAACTTGTTGTCGCGGTTGTTCCTTCTGATGATGAAGTTGATTTCGTAGACTTTTTCCATGGCGATTCTCCTTATGCGATTACATTATGCGGCAAACGGGACGCTATGTCAATACGCTTTGTATTTCTTGGTGGCGTCGATTCCGTATTTGCCTTTGAAATATTCTATCTCGTGGTCGCAACCGATTCTGTCCCCGACGTAGGATGACTCGATTTCGTTGCCCTCTGCGTCGACGACGATGATGCACCACGACCTCTGTTGGCGGTCGTATCCATAGGTGATTTTTGTCGGTTTAGAGTTATCCATGATTTTTCCTCGCGGATGATATTGTATCATGAATTGATTGGTATTTCAATGAGGAATTACGACGGTTAACGGTTATACATGAACAAAATAAAAAAGCATGCGTTTTGCATGCTTTTTCCAATTGATTTAATTATTATAGGGCAGTTATTGTCTCAGTTGCGTTCGAACTGTCAAAAGAAAGTGTTTCAACTGTTTCTAAATTTGACACCAATAGGGATGTTATAGAAAATCCGACAATGGTGTCTCCTGCTCTGTTAAAATAGTTTTGCAATGCAATATAGTAATTACCACCATATTGAGCAACGCCTTTTACGTTGTTAACAGATATTATTGTCTGTTCCGTATCGAATAACGAACCACTAGAATTGGTGATTATGTCAGCCCCAACTGTAAAGTCGCTTTTTGCTAAAGCATGCTTGTATAACTTAGTTCCGCCAGACGGGGTGGCCAAAACGTACTCACCAGATGCACTGACAGTAGGAACCTTGCCCTCGTCGGCCTGCTCAGCCTCGGGGATGCGGGCGTCCTGGATGTCCCATTCCTCGGAACCCTTCTTTACCTTGTTTACGTAAGCCATTCCCAATTACCTCCGTTTCGAATGCTTTTTGATTATCCAAGGACCAACGCGTGGTCCTCTACGTGCGTGCTGTCACCGAGTTCTATCGCGTTCTCGGAAACGCTGGACGAAACCAATTCGATTTCGTTGCCATCGACGACGTCTGGCTCGGCCTCGGCCTTCTCGGCCCTCATGTTCGATATGAACGACGTCAGGACCTCGACGTAAGTCTTCCTTCTCTTCGCCATCGTCATTCCCCCTTGCCGTTCATCGAGTTGACGAACGCGATGCACTGGTCTATGTAGGCGCAGAGTTGGTCGACGAACGGCTCGACGTCGATGCCAGCGGTCTTGCAGGCTGATTTGACGGCCTGTATGACCATCTCCTTCTTGCCTTTGCCCTTCTTTGCGGTGGCCTCGGCTTCCTTCATCGCGGAATCCGCGACCTCCATCACGAAGGCCCACTGTTCGGCAAGGGACTTTCCCTTGACCTCGGAGACCTTCGCCTTGACGGCGAACCAAACGGCGACGCCAGCGCCGACGAGACCGCAGAGGCCTATGAGCAAAGCGATTATTCCCTGAGTCCAGTCCATGCGGTTCCCTCCTTCGTATACGTCACGTAATTTAGCATGCGAAAAGGGGCCCCGTCGGACCCCTCATACATAGGAAGAAATCGGGAACAGGCCTTGCCCCAAATCCACCACGTCAAGGAAGTTCCTCGCCCACGGCACGGTCTGCCAGAACTCGTACAGCCCTGGTTCCGCGTCCCTTATCGTCTCCAAGCATTCCTTGACCGTCGCGTTGAGCACGCGCAACGCGTCGGAGTTCATCGCGAGCCCGCTCTCCTTGAAGAACCTCCACACGACCCTGTAGTAGTAATAGTGGTCCCCGTCAGCGGACAGACCGTTGCCCTTCTCGGGCATCACGAACCCAACGTCCAAGCCTTCGCGGTCCAGCGTGGCCTTCAGGAACCTCTGCTCGGCGTTGCAGGCCCACACGGCGTCGTTGGTGCGCAAATCGGCCACGTCCTCGCCACCGACTATCTCGCACGGGTTGAGCGTGGCGAAGTCCTCGTAGTCGCGGAACCAATCGCCCACCGCTTGGCGCCCCTTGTCACCGCCGAACCACAGCACACCGCAGTTGTAGGCGTCGTCCGTCGCCCTTATGTGCTCTGGCATCGCGTAGCCGTCTGGGACGCTGAGGGCATCCCACGGGACGTATATGCCCCCGTCGTCATCGTCCTTCCCCTCTGGCGACCAGACCAAGCAGTCGTGGGACAGGTCGAACGGCTTCCTCATCAGCACGTCCACGTCGGAATACACCGCCTGTTCCCAAACGTCGTGTTTTTGGTAGTTCACGGCCGTCAACTTGCCAGTCGACCAGAATTTCGATTCGTCTATCCCCAACGGCCCGATTGCGGAAAGCGTGTCGTCGTCTATCACGTCGTACAGCCTCCTGAGGCCCCATTTGTCGAGGAACGGTATGTCCTTCCTCGTGCAGTAGAGTTTGGTCCTGTACCCGAACGAGCGGTACCTTAGGAGCGACGCCGTCCATATCAGGACGTCTACCTCTGGGATTTCGCCTATGCGCTTGCGGTTAGAGAAAACGTTGAAAACAATCATCTACGTTATTATACACAAGGAAAGGAAAACGGCCCTTTCGGACCGTTGTGTCCCTTCCCGTTATTCGGGTTTTTGCTATAACGAGATTCCCCCAGACTGAGGCTCTTGTTCCTGTTCTTCCTTCAGGTTGAAGTACGCGGTGAATGTCTTGCCGTCCTCGGATAGCATGCCATAGAACGCGGAGCAGGTGGGGAGGAATATCTTGCTCGTGGCGTCCGCTTCCGCCCAAGTGTCCACGCAAGTGAACGCCCTGGACTGGTAATTGACGGGGAACTGGCCAGGGACCTCCGACGCTATGACGATGTCGAGGATACTGCCGTATTCGCTCTCCGCCCCGTCCCCAGGGCCGTAAACGATGGAGCGTACCTTCCCATTACCTTGCTCGACGGGGAATGTCTTCGCCATAATCGCTGCCTCCGATATATCCGAAATGGAGGGAGGTACCAGAATTCCTTCACCACTCAGAATATCGTAGAAGCGTCCCGCTGACTGTCCCTGCAACGCAGTGAGGTCGAATTCGCATTTGTTGAAGTAATCGACCCCGTCGATGGTTATGACGGGAACGGGTCCGACTGGCTCTTCCTCTTTTTTGAGACCGTAAAGGGTCCTTTGCCTGTCGATGAAGGTGATGAGTGTGTCTACGTATTTGGCCATTTTGATTCTCCTTTATGATGTTTTATTGCCTTTGGTTTTTATTGCTCGTCCTTGAGGTTGTAATACGCTATGAACGTGTTCCTGTCCTCGGACTGCCAGCCGTAGAAGGCTGAGCACTGCGGGAGGCAGATGTGGGTGCTGTCACCGTCCTCTATGGAATCGACCAACTCGAATGCGTGCGACACGTAGTTGGGCTCCATTTCGGGGTTGTCCGACGCCAGTATGAACTGCGCTGGTGACTTCTCCTTGGAGCGTCCGACGTTGAATATGCACATCGACACCTCGTCCTTCGAAACGAGCACGCTGTTGTGCTCCTGCGCGTCTTCTCCTATATCGGGGTCCGACATCGGGAAGTGCGCGGTCCTCTCGCCAGATATGAGGTCGTAGATGTCGCCGTATCCCTGCTCGCCCAACTGGTCGAGGTGGAATTCGGTCTTCTGGTAATAATCGACGCCGTCTATGGTTATGACGGGTTGCGGGCCTACGGGCTGTTCCTCGGCCTTATGCCCATAAAGCGTCCTCTGACGGTCTATGAATGTTGTTAGCGTGTCTACGTATTTTGACATCTTTTCAATGCCTCCTTCTCCTAATCATTTTAGCAACGTAAGCATGACGTTGCCTTTATGCGTATGCCTTTGGCTACAGGGCCGTCACTAAGTCCGAGCGGAAGTCGCTGGAGTTGAGTTCAATTAACTGCAATTCGCTATCAGTGGGTCCATAATATCTAATGTAGTCTTTGCGATTCCCTTGTTCATCTTCAGTGGAATATGGCGCGACGTAAACACCGACGGGTACGTATAACAATATATGTTCATTGGTATGGGGCGTTTCGCTCATGGGAAGGTAATGCCACCACAGCATCCCCCGAAATTGAGAGAACGTGGTGAGAGGCGTGGGGTAAGTGGAAATCGCGTCAAGGACAACGGGGCCACCGTTTGCATCCCCGACCGTGATGCGGTGGCGATACCACTTCGTCCCAGGCTCAAGCGTGGTGCCGTTTTGGGAAATTTCGCCCGTTACGTCCAGGCTACCGTTTATTACTTTGTCTGCCATGTGTCATCCCCTCCTTTATATGAACATCTCCGTTGAGCCTGTCGGGTAGACGTCGGTTGTGTATTGAAGATTGCGGTCGGGTATTGTGATGGTTTTGCGGTCTGATGATGAACCAGCCACACCGAGATGGATATGGATGTTCTGTAGCCAGTTGCTTGATGTCGCCGAAGTGTCGGTAGAAATAATCTCTAAATAACTACAAAGATTGTCTAAAAGAATGCCTCGACAGTAATTAATTGGCGAAGATGATTCTCCAAATGTGTTATAGGTGCAATTATTGCCAAAGGTGTTGTTGGAGCAAGTATCACCTAAGATATTATGGTCGCAATTACAACCGAATGTGTTGTAAGGGCAATTACTACTAAAGACGTTACTAGAGCAACTAGAGCCGAAAGTATTGTCGAAGCAATCATCACCGAATGTATTGCTGGTGCAATAAGCACCGAAAGTATTGTTTGTGCAATTCTGACCAAAGAGATTGCTAGAGCAATAAGAATCGAAAATATTATTAAAGCAATCGTTGTCAAAGGTGTTGTTAAAGCAACTCCCATTAAAAGTGTTATAGGAGCAACTCTCGCCGAAGATGTTATTACGGCAATTAGAGATGAAGGTGTTACAAGAGCAACCTTCTCTAAATGTGTTGTTGTAGCAATCATAACCAAAGGTATTGCAATAACACATAAGAGAACTGACACTAACAGATGATGAATAAAATACATTAAAATTAAGTTGTTGTTTACCGCCTAAAAGATATTCTTTCATACTGTTACCATAACAGCCATTACTTAATGATAATGAAGCATCTTTAATCACACTGTCTTCTGTATAACTAAAAGTGTATGCATTTGTATATTTACCCGATTTCGTAAACAATATGTTCTTAAAGTCATAAGGAACGTCATTGTCGAACTCGTCAACCATATGGTAAATTACACCTTTGCCTGTGTATTTGTTTCCCATGACGATTTCCGTAATCGCGTAACTGGGACTCGGGGAACTTGACGTGTATGCTTCGTCTGAAACGGAAGGTGTCGTCGAATCGGTGTAGACTCTTGTTCCATCCGAGGATTTCCACGCATACGGATGTCGGCCTGATGGGAAGTCGCCAGCCTCATATCTGTCCCAACTAACATCGTTCGCCACTATCGTGCCGACGATTTCAATGTAACTTGTGTCGGCCCATTCAAATCGAGTGTCGTCGTTGTCCAAGCAATACCAAAGTTGCCATGCCTCCAGTTTGCTGTTGGCGAAATACGTATCGCCTTCGTGAAGGCATGCGCGTGCGACCTCATTCAATTTGTTTACGCTGTCAGCGACAACGATGATGTCGAATTGATGCCCAGCGGAAGAGGTGTTTGCCTGAGCGGTAGTGCAGACATAGTCGGTAATCCTGTATTGTCTTCCAGGCACCAACTTGCTTGCATCACGCAACGCTTTCAATTCCGACCACGTCGTCTTCAGTTCGCCTAAGGCGAGCATTCCGCTTTCCGATGGGAATGTATAAGTAAATTCAACGTTGTTGAGTATTTTGTGTATGCCATTAGATGCGTATTTATGACCAGATTCTCCAAATCTACCATAAGTTGTCAATACGCCATCCAATTGTACTTTTGTCGAACCATATGAACCAAGTGTAGACACAGTCACACCATTTTTGTCCAATGTGGAATAGTGATTGCGGTCGTTGCTTCTGATTGTTATTTCACGATTTGAAATGACATTCTCATCAGTATTCTCAGCAATTCTAGATACTATTGTGCCACCTGTCAAAGGCAGATAATCATACAAATCCGATGTTAAAGCGACCGTGCCATTCTTCGTGGGGAATGTTATTGTATATGTGCCTACATTAGGCGTATATGCGCGAATCGTAGATGGAATATATAAATTGCTTTCAACTGTTAACCTGCTTTCAACTGTTAACCCGCCAATTGCAAGGAAATTAAACCGAGGGCCATCATAATCTGGGTCATATGTATTAAAGACGCCATAATACTCAGTCTCACCACTGCTTGTTATGCCGAAGTTGAACGTGCAGGGTTCCTCGAAGTTGTATACGTTCTGTCCCTTGACCGTGGTGTTGCCAGCCTTGACTGTTTTGACGCGGAGGTTCTCTATCGTCGCGCTGTCGGCGACCTCTAAGTCGCCAGAGTACAAACCGTTGGCGTTCAGGTCGTAAACCCCCAACCTGTCGAACGATGGTATCGCCCCGAAGTCGGAGTCGCAGGGATTGAATTCGTTGAATCCGCCTTCCGTGTCGGTGAAGCCGACGACACCGCTCCACTGGTCTATGGTCACGCGGGGGTTATCGGCGGATTGCCCGAGGGTTATGGCTTTTCCTTGGGCGCCGTCTATGTGTACGTTCCCAGTTATCTCCTTGTCGCCAGTTATGGTCTGCGCGGTGTCGAGCGTGACGAAAGTTACGACGACGTCCTCCAACGCGTCGACCCTCGTGTCGAGGGAGTCTATCTGTTCTTGGAGTTCGTCGAACCTGGACTTGCCCTGTTCGCCCTTCAACTCGTATACGTATCCTTCCATGCGTTACCTCACTTGGCCTTCGGTTGCGTTTCCCTGAGCGGTTGCCTCTTCCTTTTGTGCTTCTTCTCCCAGTCCTCTTTGGTCGGGAGTTCGTCGAACCTCTTCATGACGTCCGCCACGAACGAGTTCCCGTTCAGGTTGTAATAGGATTCGTACATGTCGTGCACGTTCGTGTAGTCGTAGTCGTTCCTATAGCCCTTGTCGACGCATTTGTAATAGCACGTCAGTATGTCGTTCCTCAAAGAGGACAATGTGCCGTCGCCTATCGCGTCCAGTTTCTTCGACATCGGCGACACCTTGTCGTCAATCATCTTGCCGATTGTCTGGACCAACCTCTCGTTCTCCTGCTCGCCCATTATCCGCTCCGCTTCCTTCAATTTCGTTTTCTGCTCGTCCTTCTCTTGGTCGCGCTTCTGGAAGTACTTCTCAAGACCGTGCTTAATCATGAACCCGAAGAACCCAGAGACGATGGCGCTGGCCGCCACCGATACGAGCGTGATGGCCCATCCAGGTATCTCCACAACAGCGTTAAGTATCATCATAAATCCCTTACTCGTGTAATTTAGCAAAGGACTGTCCCATACGCCGTAACGGAACGCGAAGGAAAAGCGCCTTATAGGCGCCGTTCCGAATCAGTGGTTGATGTAAAGCCTTCTGCGGGGCACCACGGTGTCCACGTACGGCTGGTTCGCCCCGATGGGCATCCTGACGAGTTTCACCTCGTAGTAGTAGAGCCCAGGGAGCAGGAGCGCGGTGTCCATGTGGTTGAGCCTCACGGTCACCCCTCCAGACACGTTGACGTCCTCGACGCCGAGCGTCTTCTTGACCAAAGAGCGCTCGAACGGCGCGTTCGGCTCCATTATGCCGAAAAGCAGTTCGTCGCCCTCGTTGAGCGTGTACCATTCGGGGAATATCTTGTCGCCGTCGTTCAGCATTATGCCGAATTCGACGGTGTCCCCCGCCACGATGGATACTATCCCGTTGTCGGTTATGTCAATCATCCTTCTTCCTCCTCTGGTCCCCTGAGCGTCTTGCGCCTGTTGTTGTCGAATCTGAGTTCGAGCGGGTTCTCGTCCTCTTGGTCGGTCCCAACCTCGGGCTTGGTCTTCGCGAACCTGTAGTCGTTGCCCTTCTCGAAGCGCCCCTTCTCGTCCTTGCCCCTCATGCCGAGTTCTATGACGTCGGACAGGGCCTTCTGGTCGCTCGGCAACAGACCGCTCTTATCGGGGTCCATGTCGTCGAACAGGGACAGTTGCACGGCCTTCTTGTAGGGCATCCCGTAAATCTTCGGGAATATGTAGTCCGCGTAGTTCTTCTGCATGTTCTTCTGGCAGTACCTCGCGTAGTTGTTTATGACGGACGCTATCTTGACCATCCAGTCCGTGTTGGACAGGACGAGCAACGAGTGCTTGCACCCAGCGCCCTTGTCGTTGTTGGGGTTGGTGATGTCGCTCGGCCTGAGTTCTGGCAGACCGCTGTTGTAGCGCCCAATCGTGCTTTGGTAGGAAAACCTGTATTTCCAGTCGGGACAGGAGCAACTGATGAAGACGTCGTCGTCGTTGAACGACCTCATTAGCGCCCTGAGCACGCATTTGAACTCCATCTTGTTGCCGTTGGAGCGGACCTCCTGCCTCAGGTTGTCGAGTATCTTCTCGAACGTTATCGTGACCACGTAGTCGTCGGTCTCGCCGTGCACCTTCACGCCGAACTCCAGTATGTCGGCCTTCCAAAGCGCGTTCATGTCTATCCTGTCGTAGTCCCTGACGCTGTTCGCCACGCGGGAATGCATCCTGCGCTCCCACCTGTTCCTGCCTTTGGATTGGTTGTTCTTCGAATAGTCCGCGCCCTTCTTGGACTGGCTTATGAGTTCACCGCGCTTCTTCTCGGTGAGCAACGACTCGTTTTTGCGTTTGGCCCTGTCCCAATAGGAAAGAGCCACGGCGTATCGCTGTTTTACGTCTGGGTATTCGTCCTTGGTAACGGACATGAAGCGGGACACGAAGTCCTTCTTCGATTCGCCCTCGTTCGGATACACCTCGGTGAGCATCGACTCTACCTGTACGACCTTCGGCGTGTAATCGTCGACCCACCCGTCCTGCACGTAATGGGCCTCGTACTTCCCGAGCGCCTTGGCGAGCGGTGAGGACTTGTACCTGTCGTCGCTACGCGTGGTCACGGTCCCGAATGGGTATATGTATTTACCCTCGTAGCCGTCCTCGTTCACGTCCGCCCCGTAGGTCTCCTTCTCGAGGCCCTTCGGCGCGAAGATGTAGTATATCACGTTCCTGCCGTAGTCGTCGACGTACGAGTCTATACCCCAACGGCTTATGACGCCGTTGTACAGCCCGTCCTCCACGGCCTGCTCAATCATGTCCCTGTGTATGTAGAGGTCCGCGTCGCACACGAAGAACAGTTTGAGGTTCCTGTCCCAGAGTATCCTGAGGGAGTGTTTGGAGTTCCTCATCATGTTGGCGACCTCGTATTGGCTCTCGGTCATCCAGATTCCGTGCTCGTCGTCGAGCCATTCCTCGGACAACCTGGCCTCCGTTTTCGTCCTCAGGGGCCTGCCGTTGGCGTATCTGACCAACATCCTCATGAGGTCGTCCACGTGCCCGCATATCGGATAGGTGTCGTCGTTGACCATGAAGTTCACGTATTCGCCACGACCGCTTATCTCAATCAGGGCGCGCCTGTCGGAATAGGAATCGAGCACGTACCTCTTGAGGGCCCTCATCTGGTTCGCGGTGGGGGCGTCTGGCAACGCCATGTAGTGGTATCCCTCGCTCCCGCGGTTGCAACGTATGAACCCGAGCCGTTGGAACAGGTCGGTGTTGGTTAGGTTCACCTTGTCCAAAAGGGAATCGCCAGTGGCCACGATTCCGTCGTCCTCCATGGCTTGGAGTATCTCCCCATGGAACATGGGCGCGTTCGGCTTGGATTTTGGGCTCATGGAGCAGAAGCGCCCGTCTTTGTCTATGAGTTGTGGCATGACCTCGGGGATGTCGTCCGAAAACCCGAATTCGGATTCGAGGTACGAATGCACGTCGCCGTAGTCGTACTCGCCCTTCAGGTGCGAGCCAGTGGCCTCGGTGAACACCCCTCTACCAGAAGAAAACGCCTTGATTATGCCTTTCGTCACGTCTTCCTTGTCGAAATACGTTGGGTCGAATTCCTTATGGTCGTTTGGCGTATAAACATGCAACGTGGGACCGTTGTCCGCGAAATGGTTTCCAAGCCACTCCTTGAGGATGTCGATTTGCTGAGCGCTCGGCTTTCTGCATATGACTATCTTCAACCTGTCGTCGCCGTATCCTTGGCCACTGTTAAGCGTGATGTAGCCGAGTTTCTCCAAAAGGTAATCGGTTATTCTCCCGTCCCAAACGACGCGCGCCTTGGCCTCCTTGGCCTCATTCGTCTCCATCACGGCGTCCACGAAAGACTCGTGGGTGTCGTATTCCCCGCAGTCAATCATGTCCCCTTCGGGGCTCAGCAACAACACGTCCGAGTATTCGATGGAATCGGGGGAGTTATATGATATGTCGTCTTTGTCGGACAGCGCCTCGACCCAACCGAGGAAATCATTCGATGTCAGCGTGCGTCGCGACGCCTGTTCGTCAAGACCCGAGCCAGATGCCTCGGACAGGGATTCGGAAAGGCCGAGTTCGGCGAGCGTCTTGTCACCGCCCTGCCTGTGTATCGGGGCCACTCCGTTGTCCTTCAGGATGGCGTTCACCTCGTCGTCGGAAAGCAACCTGTTCACCCTTATCGAGCCAGTTATGACCCATGGCACGGTTTCGGGGTTCGGGTTGGTCCTGTATCTGTAATAACCCTTGGCTGGGAGTTTCGGAAGTCCCGCGAGGGAATGTTGGTATTTGTCGCTCTTGTAGGTCACGACCTTGCCGTCGTCGCCCATCTTGGTCCTCTCGTACCCACGGGCGTCCGCCTCTGGCTGATAGTCGACGTCCATGGCGTAGTCGCACTCGGCCCAAACGAAATCGCTCGGGAATTCCTTCTCGCCAGTCTCCTTGTTGGTCCTGTCGAACTGAGGGGCGCGTGGCAAATCGCCGAGGTGCCACCCAGGCCTGTATGAGAGCGTGCCAGAGCCAGTCGACTTGACTTGGGGTCTGCCAGTCTTGGAAAGGCCAGCGAACTCGCCTTCCTCTGCGTCGAGCCACACCCCAATCGGCGTGTCCCTTCCGCCAGCGTTGGCCACCATGGGAGGATATAGTTTCCCGTTCTTCACGCGGAAGACCTTGTATGCCTTGCCCGTCTTCATCGGCTCGTAAGCCTCGTCAAATGATTCGGTGGCGCGCATGTCATTGCGCTTGGTCGGATTGCCGAAAAAGATTACGTTTTGCGTTGTTTTCTCATCCAATCTATCGGAATCGGTCGGGTTTGTGTTGTCCACGCGCTTAATCTGGTTCGGGCTGAACACGATTATCTCCCTTCCGTAGTCGACGAGTATCCCATCATATCCAAGTTGCATGATGTCTTCCGAAAACGTGTCACCCGTGTAACCACCAGCCAATTCCGCCAAGACGTCGTCTATGAGGTCCAACCCTTTGTCATACCATTCTTGTTCTAATCGTGGCATCTCCTCTTCGTCGTAACCGTCGATTTTTCCCTTTTTGATTTCCAAATCAAGGATTTTCCTGACGTCTTCCATGGTCGACTCATCATAATAGAATGGGTTCTCTATGTTCAGGTAATACGCGCCTACCGATGTTCCGTAATCAGATGCATATTCCTCTTCTTTCGAGAAATAGAATCCCTTTCCGAAGAAACCGCCTGACGCTTTTGACGGGTCAAACTCAGAAAACGATTCGTTGGAACCATGATAGCACACCAACAGCCTTCCTTGGCCGTCCCTCACGGCAGAATCCCAGAAAAACTTGGCCTGCCCATCCGTCAGGCGCCTGCCATTAGAATCATAGTACTTTGCGCTTTCGGACATCGAAAAACCTTCCAACCGTTTCTTCTGAATTTAGCAAACGACGAATACATCGCGTGTATGTGCGCACGCACGATGCGTTTTTCGAATTTTGAAAACGAATAGAAACCGTGCGCTTTAAGCCGCAATCATATTATACAGCGAAA